GAGATCTGAAGACAAATTTTGTAAATCTTCTTCATTAATAAATTCTGCTAAGTTTGCGTCAAATCTATCTTCTGGTGGTGTTTCAACAGGATTAATTATTGCTCCACCATCGTCTGTCATTTCGACATTTTCTACGGTTAACTCATCCTCTGGAGTTTCAACAGTTATTGATTCCGTAGTGATTTCTGTGGGCTCACCCGTAATTCTTCTTTCAACCATTAAGCTACCTCAAATATATCAATCATGCTCACAAGTCCACCTTTAGCTTTGTGTGTTTTGTACGGTTCTAGCATTTCTTCAGTAATTTTAATAGCAAAAGATGGGGTCGTGCTTTTCAAATCAGGCACATCTGTTCTTTCTATTCTATACAAAGGATTTGATTCTTTTAATCTCTCAGCTTGAGTTGGGCTTGTAAGAGTTGCAACTATATTATCATTTTGATCAAAAACCTTATAAACTCCTCTTGCTCCCGTTTTCGTCTGTACGTTTAAAACTACGAACTCAGAGTTGTTTTGTTTTGCTTGTGTTTTTAATATTTTTTCTATTGTTGATGTGTAATGTTTGCCATTAGGATCTTTTGCGTTTGGCCCACCATAAAACTCAGACATACCAACACCCTTATACTCTGAATCTGTAAACTCTCCTCTTGCCATAAAATAATCAATTTGTCGTTTTTTGTCCGCAGCCCTTACATCTGCAGGTGTTGATGAATCACCTTTAAAACTGTATCTTTTTATAACAAGTTCTTGCGGCGACACTGCATAATAGTCTGGGACATTTGGATCTTTTAAAATAAATTTTCTGTAGGCAAGTTCAAACAAATCTTTTTTAATAAGTGCATCTGCCCATTCTTCACGTTTTTTAAATGGCAGATCAGGAAACAGTCCATCATATGTTTTTGTATCAATCTGCATCAACTCATCAATCATGTTATTAATATTCTCATTCAAAGCTTCTTGAAGCCTTTTTACAGTTGCAGGATCAAGTTCTCTTGTTTCGATATATCTATTAATAATTTCATCTACTTCTGCATCATATTTAGCTAATCTGTCCCCTATTATGTCTACTTCTGTTTGGCTTTTTCTTAATGGTCTAAACACTGATTTATTTTCTTCAAAAAAAGCTAGGGCATCGTTTCCTATTCTGCTAAGTTCAGGAAGAGTTGTTGATTCTCTTCCCTCATCTGCAATCTTTCTTAAAGTAGCTAATAATTTTTGTTTTCTACCAGCTGCTGCTTGCATTATGTCTGATTGTATTTCATCAGCAAAAGTGACCTTTACAATACCGCTTGTATCAGGCGTGGATGCTTTATTAATTTCTGCATCTATATCTCTTACTTTAACTATGAGCTCGTCTATCTGATCTAACAAACCTGGGCTTATTTGATTTAATGTATCACCATATTGAGTCATAATCTGCTCCAGTGACAATTCATTAATTAAATCTAGATCTCCTTGGTTAAGACCTCTTCTTACACCTTCTCTATTTAATTTATTTATTGCCTCTGCAAACAAACCTGCAACTTGTCTTTGCGCTCTTTTACGTTCACGTTCAAGACCTGGAATGTTGGATGCTAATTTAGGTGCTTCTAATTTTGTTGGTAATATAGCCATGCGATCAGTAAGACGAGTCCAACCAATCACGTAAGCATTATCTTGATTAGGCATTCCCCATTTATGATTTTCTATTCTTTCTCCTTGAAAAATAGGAGACGGGTATGTGCCAGAATCACCAGGGAATTTGTCAGTTGGTATATATAATACACGCTCTCTTTGCGACCCTGGTATGAATCCATCCTCAGCATAACCTGGATATCTTGTATCCACAGCGCCATTTGGATTTATAACTTCAGAGAATTGACCAGTGGCGTGAACATGCATACCTCTTATTGGAGCTTGACGTAAATGTTCTATGACCTGAGCTTTTGGTATTGGTGTGTTTTCATCAAATATACGTAGCAATGAATCTATTTGGTAATCTCTAAACTCTGATTCTCTAATTCTATTTTTCTTTAAGAAATCTAGTAGAGCTTTTTTGTTTGGAAATATTGCAGGTGTATCTGGTCTAGCTAAAACTCTTTCTATGTCAGAATAAAAAACACCCGTAATTGGTGTTTGACTTTTAGGTGTAACTGCTATGTCCATACCCATTACATCATCAGTTAAAGGTATGTCATCTTCTGGCGTTGGATCTAAAGGCGGCTCATCTTTCGTTTTTTCTTTTTCTAATTCCAAACTCTCTTTTTGTTTTTTGGTTGGGTTATCTAAACTTTCTTTTGGAGTAGGTATTGGTGCTGTTTCATTTTTAGGTGGCTTAGTAAATAATTTCCAAAACGGAAACTTAAGGTTTGCTTGTTCCATTTCACCTGTAAAAACATTTTCTGTTGGTTGCACATCAAACATTTTTTCTTGAGGCTGTGCGCTTGTTCTTTCGACAGGTGCAGACTGTTCAGGCTCAATGTCTTCTAGGGGCGATGGTTCCTCACCAAACCGTCTAGCAGTCCCTCTAGCAGCGTCACCAAACTCAATAGATATTCTAGGAAATATCTTTCCGCCTTCCATTATTTGATCTTCTTCTTCAAATATGTCTTCCACGTCTTTTACTAGACCTCCTTTATTCAATCTTGGTTTTTCTTTAAGCATAATATTAGCTGCTTCGAAAGCGTCTTCAAGTTCTTTTTGAGTGACACCAAATTTTTTGTCATTCATAGCTCTAGCTATTAAATCTAATATTTGTTTTCTTGCGTCTCTATGTTTACCAAACTTCATGCCATCTATCACGAACTCTGTGCCAATATCAGCTGCCTGTGTACTTATTTGTATCATCTTTTCTTTATCGTTATTTCTTATTGCTTTAACAGCTGCCTTCTCTAATTTATCTTGTAGCTCATAGTTAACAACTGATAAATCTAAATAATAAGACATTGGTGATCCTCCTGAACCAGCTAATCCTTCTGGAAGAGTAGATCCGATTTGTGATGATCTGTACCTATGACCTATCTGTACACTTTTCTTACCTCTACTTGGAAACATTTTGTCTAATAGAGGCTGCACCAATTTGCCAACCTCTTCTCTTATTTGATCATTACGTTTGAATTCAACAAAGTCTTTGTAAAAAGATGAATTAGTATCAAGCATTTCATCAAGCTCAGGTTTATATTCTTTCATGAAATTATCAAAGTTACCCTCTGCCCCGTCTACAATTTCTGATTCAGCAGTAAATCTTGGATATCTATCTTTGGGTAAAGCAGACTCTCTTACAAAATTAAGATACCTTCTAAAATAAATCTGATCACCTTTATCTAAAGTAGCTAAAATTTTTTTGTATTCATCAGTGCCAGTAAGATATTTATTAAACATTGATATGTCTGTTTTTCTTTTATCTGTGGACGTTCTGGGAGCTAAACGGTTTATTTGTTGTTTGTTTAAAATTTCGATACCTTCATTAAGATCATTAAATTCATTTATTAAAACGTTTATTTTCTTTCTTGCGCTATCATTTTTACCTTGAGCTAAAAGTTTGACAGCTTTTGTTTCTTTGTAACTTTTTCTATATGAATCTACAAATGCATCATATACTTCCTGTGGATTTTCTAAATCTAAACCTCCTGCAATTTTTTTTTGAAAATCTTCGAACATAGATTTTTTTCTTTCTTCAAGTTTTGGAAATTTTCCTTTTGTTCTTTTTATTCCTAAAGCTTTTCTTCTATCTTTTATGTTACCTCTCGAAACAGTGTCTTTCATTAAATATTTTTCTGGGTTGTTTCTAAACTCTTCTAACACTGCTGCGTCTGATAAATTAGGATTGTCAAT